AAGCTAAGAACTTATGTAGATAGACCTATAAGAATTAATAGTGCTTATAGATGCCCTAAACATAATGCAAAGGTAAGTGGCTCATCTAAAAAATCTCAGCACTTATTAGGTAAGGCTAGTGATATAGTTATAGAGAGCTTAAAACCAGCAGAAGTATTTATTATTATAGAGGACTTAATAGATATGGGAGAGATGCTACAGGGCGGTTTAGGTTTATATGATACGTTTGTACATTACGATATAAGAAAGAGTAAAGCTCGTTGGGATGCCAGATAAAAAAAGCTATAAGGAAAGAAATGGTACTACTAGAGTAGGGGATGCTCTTAGATGGTTAGTAAAACAGGGGAAGTCTGTAGCTCCAGAGATACTAGATATTGCTGGTAATATAACAGGTATAGATGCTCTAAAAGATTTAGCCTCTAAGATAGAGGGAGATAAGCAATTATCTGAAACTGATAAACAACTTCTACTAGAAGAGCTGAGGTATGATATGTTAGAGATGCAAGAGACTACTAAGAGATGGGTAGCTGATATGTCTAGTGATAGCTGGTTAAGTAAAAATATAAGACCTCTAAGCCTAGCTTTTTTAACTTTGAGCCTCTTTGTATACATAATCTTAGATAGTGCCTTAGATGGCTTTAAAATAGCTTCTGGATGGATAGACTTACTATCTAGTTTACTATTATTAGTTTATGGTGGCTATTTTGGTATGAGAAGTGCTGAAAAAATCACTAAGCACTGGAAGAGATAATTTTTCAAATGGAAAACATATGATATACTATATAGTATCTACTATATGGTACTATATAGATTATACTATAGAGTTAATATATATATAATTTTCTATATAGTAATATCTCTATAGTATCTACTAAATAGTAGTATCTATATAGTACTACTATAGTATAGAATATAATAGAACTTTTTTAATATCCTAATTTATTTTTAAAAACTTTAGATTTACTTTTGCGTTATGGCTAAGAAGAGTACTAGAAAGAAACTTATAGAGAAGCTTGATAAAGTATTTTCTCAGTATATTAGACTTAGAGAGGCTAAGAATAATAATAGTGAGTGCTTTACCTGTGGTAAGGTAGATCACTGGAAGAGATTACAGAATGGTCATTTTATGTCTAGAAAGCATCTTAGTACTAGATGGGATGAGACTAACTGCCAAGTACAGTGTGCTGGATGTAATGTGTTTAGATACGGAGAGCAGTATAAATTTTCTATAGGTCTAGATGCTAAGTATGGTAAGGGCACTGCTGAGAGTATGCTACTAAAAAGTAAAGAGACTTTAAAGATTGATAACATAGAGTTAGAGGCAAAAATAAAATACTATCAAGATTTGGTAGAAAGGTTATTATAGCGTACATTTGTCTAGACTTAGTTTTTTAAGTTTGTTATCATTGTTCAAGAGAGAGTGTCCTTAGGGATGCTCTTTTTTTTTGTTATTATTTTGTTAATTAAATTTTTTTGTTTAGCTTTGGAAAGAATTTAAAATGATAACTATATGAATTTACTACAAAAACTGAGACCACAGTATCTCAAAAAACTACAGCAACACGCAGATCAAGAGCCTAAACTAGTCTCTGAAATTATTGAAACTTTAGAAACAGAGAAGTATGTAGGTAATTTAAAGTACTCTTTGATTATAGATTTGCAGTGTTTATTATCTACTCCTACACTTAACGCTTATATATTCTTTAGAGATGACTCATAGTGAAGATGTAAAGAGAGTATCTACTCCAGAGACAATAGACTTTTTAAATGCTAGAGTAGAAGCTCTAGAGAGAAGAGTAAGACTACTAGAAGCTAAGCTAGAAGTAGAACAACAGAGAAACCTATATAATAACCTTTAATATTTTAATTTATGAAAAACGGTAGGATTAAGTACATTGATACTAATGGTCAGTGGAATGGTATGAATAAGTACCTAGTAACTTTTGCAGATGGAGAGGCTTTTACTTTCTTTGCAAAGGGAGATTTTAAAGCATCTGTAGGGGATGAGATTAAGTACACAGTCTCAAATCAACAGATGAAAAATGCTAAACTAGTTAGAGATGATTACTCTAATAAAAGTTATAATAGTAACTCTAGTAGTAATTCTAGAGATGATGTACAGACTTCAATTATTAAACAGACTTGTATAAAAGCATCCTCAGAGCTTCACGCTGGTAGAGGTACAAGTGATGTGCAGTCTGTAATAGAAGATGCTGAAATAATGTTTAACTGGATAACTCAATAATTATGAATACTAATATAGAATTTTTAAACTTTTTATTCCCTAAAAGCTCTAAGCTAGATTTTGTGGTAAGTAATGTATCTTTCAATGCTAAAGAATTTGCAGAGTGGATAGAAAAAAATAAGGATAAAGCAGAAGCTAATAAAGGCTACTTACAGTTTGATATACTAAGAAGTGGCAAAGATCCTAATAAGTTTTATGCTAGAGTATATAACTCTCCTAAGAAAGAGCCTGTATCTACTCAAGAGCATATGCCAGATAGAGAGACCTCAGATTTGCCTTTCTGATTTTGTTTGTTTAACTTGGCTACTCTTAACAGGGTAGCCTTTTTTTTTACATTATGATAATAAACTATAGAGAACAACTAGAGAAACTAAGACAAATAAGAAATGGTAGCATCAAAGAGGGATTAAGATTAGATATACCAGATATAGATGAATACCTAAGATTTAAACCTAATGGCTTTAATGTAATACTAGGACAGGCTAATGTAGGTAAGACCTCAGCAGTACTATTTTTAATGCTATGCTATACACTAAAACATAAAAAGAGGTGGCTAATATTTTCTAGTGAAAATCAGCCTCACAGTATAATAAGAAAGCTAGTAGAGTATCTAGCTAAAAAACCTATCCACTTAATAGAAGAGGAACAGTTTATAAAATGCACAGACTTTATAGATGACTACTTTAAAATTATAGACTCTGAGAAGCTGTATACTTATAGAGACTTAATAAGTTTAGGGGTGCAGTATAAAAATGCTTGGAATTATGATGGCTTTATGATAGATCCTTATAACTCTTTAGCTAAGGATGAGAAGCTAATGAAGAGCTTAGGTGGTCACGAGTATGACTATCAAGCTACTACAGAGTTTAGATTATTCTGTAAAAACCATAATGTATCTATATGGTTAAATGTACACGCTAATACAGGAGCTATAAGAATGTTACATAGAGTAGACCATCAATATGCTGGTTATCCTATACCTCCTATGGCTAGTGATGTAGAGGGTGGAGGTAAGTTTGTAAACAGAGCTGATGACTTCTGGGTAGTGCATAGATATATACAGCATCCTAGTGATTGGATGTATACTCATATCCACGTGAGGAAAGTAAAGGAAGTAGAGACAGGAGGTAAGCCTACTAGTATGGATGAGCCTATACAGTTAAGGTCTATGAAAAATAATGTAGGCTTTGAAATAAACGGACAGCCTATGATTAGAATGATAAGTGAGGATGTTAAAGCTCAGCAATTTTTAAAAAAGGTATGAAAACAGTAAATAGTTTAAGTGGAGGAAAAACCTCAAGCTATATAGCTAAACACTATCCAGCAGATTATAATGTATTTGCTTTAGTTACTACAAGTGATACTAACTGTATCTTCCCAGATCAAAAGATAAGGCAAATAGTAAGTGATAGAATAGGTAGAGAATTTATTGGCACTTTAGAAGAGGATGCTATTATCTACACTATGCTAGACCTAGAGCAGTTTATAGGTAAAGAGATTAATTGGATTACAGGAGATACTTTTGATGATGTAATAATAACAACTAAAAAAAATACTAAATACTTACCTAATAAAGTAGCAAGATATTGTACTACTCAGTTAAAGACTGTACCTATATTGAAATGGGTTAGAAAAAATATTAATAGTGATATTTATATGAGATTTGGATATAGAGCTAATGAAACAAATAGAGCTAAAAAAATGCTAAGTAAAACTGATGCTGATGGATTTACTTCTGTAAAAGCTACTTTTGATAAAGATAAAAATGGAAGAAATATATGGAATGTATATAAATATTGTAAGCCTCAATTCCCACTAATAGAAGATAATATCTACAAAGACCATATAGAGAAATACTGGAAAGATAAGCCAGTTAGATTTGCATACTTAAATAACTGTGTAGGATGCTATTGGAGAAGTCCACTTTTACTAAAAAAAATGTATAATAAACACCCTAATAAAATGCAGTGGTTTGCTAACCAAGAAACTAAAAACTCTACTTGGAGAAGTGATGTAAGGTATGAAGATGTTATAAAATGGAAAACACAGTTAGAGCTTTTTGAGGATGATTTTAATGAGTGTGATAGTGGATACTGTGGTTTGTAAATAAATGTTAAAAAAATTTCGTAGCTTTAAGAAAAAATTAAGCTATGATACTATACATACTAACCAGCTTTATAGTTTTATTACTATTTTTAATTGCCTATACTGATAAGTACAACCCTGTGATACAATTTACTATTATTACAGGGTTTGGCTTTTTATTCCTATATGATGAAGAGTATAAGGAAGAGGGGAAGCAAGTTATATATCAGTTAATGCTAGGGGTACTACTAATATCTTTATCCTATACTAGAGATGCTGAATAAACTATACAAATATCAGAGACTCTGGATAGGCTATGTTATGGACTTAGGCTGTAATATAGATACTGCAAAAGATATAGTACAAGAGTTTTACATAAAAATGATAGACAAAGATTACTCTTATGATGAGAATAGTCCTAATTTCTATGGGTGCTATGTTATTCTTAGGAATATGGTTTTTGATCTTAAAAGGAAAGAAAAAAAGATAGAGCTTGTAGACCTAGACTATCTACCAGAGTCTGTAGATGAGGAGTATACAGAGCCTAATAATGTACACAAATTAGAAGCTATTACTAAGTGGCTAGAGTCTAATTATATTGATTATGATGGAGAGGACTTAGACTATGATAGTGAGGTGCTAAAAAAGATATACTATAAGACTATTTATGAAGAGGTCTTTGAGAATGGTAAAAAGATAGCTCAGCTTAGTAGAGAGACAGGGATTAGTTACTATTCCTTATACAATACAGTAAAGCATATAAAAAAGCAAATAAATGAAAGTAGGAACAATATTAGAGAAGATATTTAAAGCTACAGGTATACAGTGGGTAGTTAAAAAGATATGGGGAGAGGACTGTGGCTGTGAAGAGAGAAGAGATAAACTAGATAATTATTTTGATAGAAAATGAATTTAGAGCAGTATAATAATTGGGAGAAGTTTAGAGAGTCTACTTCTAGCAGTATATCTGCTAAAGAGGTTAAAATGATAGCTGAGTACTATGCAGATGTATTTAATAGAAAATACTGGAAGCCTTGCACTTGTAATAAGAAAAAATACCAGCAGTGGATTAAAGAGCTGAATAATCACTGGAGTAGTATAGAAAAACCAACTGAATGAATATAGTAGAGAAATATGAGAAAGCTACCATAGGCTTACTTAATCTAGATGGATGGAAGTTAGAATGGTGTGGAGATGAGAATACCTTTTATGATGCACGTGGATATACTCCAAAGGGTTTTAAGGCTGTTGTAGAGATGAAATTTAGAAATAAGTACTATGATACTAAACTACTAGAGAAAGCTAAATACGATAATCTAATGAGCTTAGAAGAGGATGTAGTTAAGATATACTTTGTCAATGATCCTAAAGGTAATTATCTCTACTGGCTAAATACTTTAGAGATGCCTAAGATAGATGATAAGGACTGCCCTAAGACTACTATGTGGGATAAGACTAAAGTAAAAAAAGAAGTATATATGCTTACAGAGTCTCAAGCTACCCTTATAAATAGGTATGAGGAAAATGAGCCTAGAGTATGGGATGAGTACTTCAAAAAAAAATAATTGTTAATTAATTTGGAAAGTTATAAACAATTTTATAGTTTAGCTAAAAATTAATGATAACAAGTGAATATATTAGAGAAACAACTATTTGAAGCAAACTTTGAGGCTATAGCTACTCAGTTTGTAAAATGGAAAGAGGCTAAACCAGATAACAAAATACTAGACTCTTTAGCTAAAAGCCTTTATGAGATGTATACCTATACCAATTCTTTAGAGATTAGAGAGATGGTACTAGAGAAACAAAACCAAAAACTTAGAGATGATAACTTTAACTTAAGACTAAATGATGACAGAAGTAAAACTAAATGATGTAACTCTATGGGTAGAGTATGACTTTAATGAGGGAGAAGAGCAAACCTATGACTATGTAGGCTCAGCTCCAGATGTAGATTTATACTCAGTATTTGTAGGTACTCAAGATATCTATAACCTATTAGATGCAAACCAATTAGAAGAGATAAAAGATTTATTAATTAAAAACCATATAGAACAATGAAGCACAAAGTACTAGAAACAGGATTACACTGTATTACAAACAAAAAAGGTAGAGTATATGTCTTTACAGAGAATGAATACCAGCACTTAACTTGGTGGAACTTAGTAAGACTTAGATATGAGATTTAGACTACCAAAACCAATAAGAGATTTTATAAGATCTAGAGAAGTAGAAGAGAACTGGGTAGAAGTGTCTGAGTGCTGTTTTGCTGATAGATGGATGGATACTGATGTATGTTCTGAATGTAAAGAGCATACTGAATTTATGGAGGTAAAATTATGATTATAGTAGGAGTATTAATTGCTTTAGGACTATTTTTTATAGTAGTAGAGCTTAAAAGAATAAACAATGACTAAACAAATTTATATAGACAAAACTGTATCCCTATGGGGAGGTAATAATGGAGAGGTCAATATGGAGCTAGAAGATGGCACTGTATTGACTTTTTATGCTTTTGAGTTATTTAGAGACTTACCAAGTATTACTGAGATTACTTTTAATGAGGTAGCAGTAGAAAAAGAAATGCTTAGAGATAGGTATAAAGAATTAGCTAAATTTATAACAAAATGAAATTGAATTTAAAAATAGAGTATTTAGGAAAGAAAGAAAATAAAGGGGATACTGAGAAAGATGTATATCATCTAACCTTTAAAACTTATAATGCTGAGATTAGTGGTAAGTTTGAGAAGAGTGAGATAAGGCACTTAATAGAGCAACTAGATAATGCTATAGTATGAGAGCTACCTATAAACACTATGAGAATGGTAAGGGATATGATGTAATAGACTTTATCCAAGACTATAAGCTAAACTTCAATAGAGGTAATGCTATTAAGTATTTAGTTAGAGCTTCACACAAAGGAGCAGAGGAGCAAGATCTAGAAAAAGCTATAGATTATATACAAAGAGAGCTAGAGTATATTAGAGAGGCTAAAAAAGAATATAATCCTCCTTACTAATGAAAAAGAATAAAGTAACACAGATACAAAGAATAGCTAGACTAGAGAGACTAATAACAGAGATGTATCTCAAAGTAGAGGCTTTAAAAGTAATAATACAAAAAATAGAGAACAATGAAGATAAAACTACTGGATAACACTATCCACCAACAAAGTGAATTAATAGACAATGCCTACTCAGATGAGTTTTACTATGGCTACTTAGGTAAGACAGCTTTCTCATCTAGTAATTTAAAACTACTTCTAGATAGTCCTAAAAGCTATCACTATGCTATGACCTATGGGAATGAGTCTAGCTCCCAAGCTCTTCGAGATGGGTGGCTATTCCATACCTACCTATTAGAGCCAGAGAAATTAGATGATATTGTCTTTGTAGATGTACAGAGTAAGAACACTAAAAAGTATAAGGAAGCTGTAGCAGAGTATCCAGATGTATTTACTGCTAAGGAAAGGGATGATTGTGAAAGGTTAGTAGATGCTATGAGTAAAAACTCTAGAGCTATGGAACTGATGAGAGATAGTAGAACTGAAATACCAGCAGTAGATAATCTTTTTGGCTATCCTTTTAGAGCTAAGGCTGATATCCTAAAAAACTCTGGAGGTATTGTAGATTTAAAAACTACTATTGATGTTAGAAACTTTGATAGATCAGCTTATAAGTTTAGATACTTCCTACAAGTGTACATATATTGTAACCTCTTTAAGTGTAGCTATAAGGACTTTAAATTTTTATGTATAGATAAGAAAAATCTAGATATAGCTGTATGGGATGTTTCTAAGGAGTTTTATGAAGTGGGAGAGGAGCAAGTACAAAGAGCTATAGAAATATATGAAGAGTACAAAAGAGATGACTTTGATGTTAATGACTTTACTATAACAGGAACACTATGACAGAGAGACAAATAAAAGACCTAAACTACATAAAGGATAGAGTAGAGTT